CTCGGAGAAGTAATGCAGTTGGCTACAGCAGCTGGCCGTATCTTCCAAGAGAAGGTAACTAACTTTGAGGTTAACCTACTAGAGCCTTTGTTAAATGACATGCTTGAGACTTCTAGAAGAAACCTTGATGGAGTTGATGTAGTAAGAGTACTTAATAAAGAGTATAATGTAAACTCTTTCCTAAAAATAACAAAGGACGATATTACTGCTAACGGCATTATAAGACCTGTTGGTGCCAGACATTTTAGTAAGCAAGCACAAGACTTGCAAAATGTAATGACTATTTTCAACTCACCAATTGGTCAGCTGATTGCACCGCATACTTCTGCAAAAGCATTAACAAGTTTTGTTGACGACATCACAGGGCTACATGGCTATAATATCTTTAAGCATAATATTGCTATCTTTGAGCAAAATCAACTCAACTCATTAGCAAATACTGCGCAAGAAGAAGCGTTAATTAAAGACACTGCTGAGGTATAAAATGAAGACTTCATGGTTACAAGGTTTAGATGAACAAGGTGTTAAAGATATTAAGTCTTCTTTTAAAGCATCTCCAAGGCTAAGGAGAAGACTTACAGAGATATGTGAAAGCAAGATAGATACTTCACTAAGCACAACTAAGAAGCAATATGACAACCCAAATTGGGCTTATATGCAAGCAGATAATTTAGGCTATCGTAGAGCATTAGAAGAAATAATTTCACTTTTATCTGACTAAAATGCAATAAATTTTGTAAAATTTTAGTATATATAAGTATATAAGAAATATACTAAGAATATAATTATTAATCATTATTATTAACATTAACTAATAGGTATTATATGTCTGACCAGACTCCTAACGCATTTGAGAATAATCAACAGCAGGAAACCCCTGCACCACAATCAGATACATCATCAGCTTTTGTAGACCAACTTAAGCAGATTAAGAATGAATCTGGAGAGCAGAAATATGATAGTGTTCCTAAAGCACTTGACGCATTAGCTCATTCACAGTCTTTCATCAGCCAACTTAAGCAAGAGACAGCATCTAAGGATGCAGAACTTGCAGCATTGAGAGAAGAACTAGCTAAGCGTGAAGCAGTAGGTGATGTCGTAGAGAAGCTCACTGCACAGCAAGCACAACCTGAGCCTACCCCTCAAGTTAGTGGTCTTGACGAGCAGAAAGCTGTAGAGTTGTTTAATCAGCTTACAGCACAACAGCAGGCAGCTAGCGTTGCCCAGTCCAACGAAGCAGCAGTAAGTAATGCTCTCTTTGAGAAATTTGGAGAGAAGACTTCAGAGGCTGTGTCAAATAAAGCAGCAGAGTTAGGAATGACAGTAGAAGGGCTTAAGCAGCTCGCTCAGTCATCTCCACAAGCTGCACTTCAACTCTTCCAAGTACAAGCTAGTACAGCTCCTAAGACAACTACAGGCAGCTATTCTATCCCTCCAACTAGCGTACAGGTAGATGAAGTAGCTCCACCAGAGAAGTCTCTCTTGAGAGGAGCTTCCACTAATGAACAAATAGAATATCTACGTAAGATACGTCAGAATATTTATAATAAACATGGCATTGAAAATTAAATCTAAAGGAGATTTACTGTGCAACTCACGACTAACACAACTGCTTTTATCGAGCAGGAAATTTATTCAGACTTCATCCTAAAGAACCTTCATGACGGTTTGCTAGGTACTGAGTTCTACCGTAACGTAGCAGACTTCGGTTCAGGTGATACACTTAACATCCCTACCATCGGTTCTGTAACTATTCAAGAAGGTACTGAGAACGAAGCTTTCTCATACAACCCAATCGACACTGGTCGTGTTACTCTAACTATCTCTGACTATGTTGGTGATGCTTGGTTCGTAACTGACGACATGCGTGAAGATGGCTACAACGTTGATGCTCTTATGGCAGCTCGTTCAGCTGAATCTACTCGTGCAATCCAAGAGAACTTCGAAACTCGTTTCCTAGCTACTTGTAACTCTGCACAGACTGACGCAGCTGCTAACGCTATTAATGGCTTTGCTCATCGTATTGCTTCAGCAGAAACTAACGATGTATTCGCATTGTCACACTTGATCTCTATGCGTCTTGCTTTTGATAAGGCTAACGTACCCGGTCAAGGTCGTGTGTTCATCTGTGATCCTGTTGTAGAAGCTACACTTAATGGCTTGGTTAACATCTCTTCTGATGTTACTCCTTTCGCTAAGGACATCCTAAACAACGGCATGTCTTCTGGTATGCGTTTCGTACAAAGCCTATATGGTTTTGACGTAATCGTTTCTAACCGTCTACCTACTGGCAACTTTGGTGATGGCACCAACTCTGTAACAGGTGCTGTTGCTAACGTAGCAATGTGTGTACTAGACGATCAATGCAAGCCTATCATGGCAGCATGGAGACGTATGCCTCGTGTAGAAGGTGAGCGTAACAAAGACCTTCGTCGTGATGAGTTTGTTGTCTCAGCTCGTTGGGGTATTGGTGCTCAGCGTGTCGATACTCTTGGTATCATCATCACTTCAGCATCTAACATCTAAGGAGAATTATAATGGGTTTTGAATCTAATACTGGCCTTGGTGTATTCAATCACTATGGCCCTCGTGGTACAGAAGATGGTTTAGTATCTGGTGGTGAGCTTCCGGGCGGTGAAGGCACTGAGAAAGAAGCTACCATCTATATCACTGGTGATGACTTCGCTAGTACAACTTCTTTTGATACACAACTTTCACTACCAGCTGGTGCTTTGGTTGTAGACGCTACTTTCGAAGTAAGCGAAGCATTTACTCTAGGTAATGCTGACAACGTCTTCAACATTGGTACTAACGGTTCTGAGTCTACCAATGGCGTATCTATCGCTAACCCAGATGCAACTGGCGTTACACAAGATACCTCACCCGGTGGTACTTGGGGCTCTGAGCTAGCAGCATCTACAGACGTAGGTGTTAGCGTAACTGGTACTACAGCTGCTGTAACAGCTGGTTCTGGTAAAGCGAAGGCTGTTATCAAGTACATCAAGATTTAATCTTATGTAGTCTAAGGAGGAGAGGGAAGAGATTTCTTCTCCTCTTTTTATTTGGCTGAAAGAAACACAGTTTCTGGGAGGATACTCACATAACTATTCAACACAAAGACATACCAGAAGCCCAGCTTCACGAGCCAAAAGGGGTTTCTCTAGCAGCAGCTGGACAGGCCTATATAGCAGACGGTTCTGGCAGTGGTGCATGGACAGACACAGTAGATCCTACTGGGGTGGCTAATGGCCAGATATTTGTAGCTGATGGGGCTAACAGCATCACTACCGAGACCCCTCTTAGAATGGGCTGGTGGGACTACAATGATGCAGGCACAGCAGGAAGCCCAATAGTACTATCTAGTGCAGGCACTTTTTTTGACTTGACTAATGATGGCCTTGGCCCTTTTTCTAATAAGTCATTTAAGCTACCAGAGGTGGCAGATGTTTGGGATGTTAACACAGACAGGTTTGACTTTACGTCTTTAAAGCTTGGTGATGTTGTAAACTTACGTATCGATACTACAGTAACAACAAATGGAGCTAATGATGTAATCTCTATAGCAATGGAGTTAGGACTAGGGGCGTCTCCTTATACTCTTAATGTCGTAGAGCGTGGGTATAGGTATGCAGGAACTCACGAGTTAGTGACTATGTTTTCTGTGTACATGGGGGATACAAACACTCTAAACAACCCTGCTAAGCTTAAAGCAGCTTCAGATGCGGGGACTACTAACTCTGTAGTTGTTAATGGTTGGTTTGTTGAAGTTATGTCACAAGGGAGTTTCTGATGCGTAGAACTTTACTTGACATGGTGCAAGAGATATTGTCTGATATGGACTCTGATGAAGTAGAGTCTATTGATGATACAGTAGAGAGTGAACAAGTAGTAACAATACTTAAAGCCACTTTCTACTCAATGATGAGCAATAGGTTGTGGCCACATTTACGTAGGTCTATTCAGATAGAACCTTTAAGTGACACAACTAAGCCTACACACATGAAGATACAGGATGAGATAAAAGAGCTTTGTTTCATCAACTACAATAAGGCTAAGTCTACAGACACTCGTAAGAAATATGAGTCTGTTACTTACTTAGAGCCTGATCAATTTATTCATAAGACTAATCAGAATGATGACAGTAAATCTGAAGTAGTAACAGTTACTGACTTTGGTGGTATAGAGTTGTTTGTTCGTAACGACAAAGCACCAACCTATTACACTAGCTTTGATGATAGTTACATTGTATTTGACAGTTACGACAGTGCTGTAGATAGTACACTACAAGAATCTAAAGTACAGGCTCAAGCATATGTCATTCCTTCTTGGAGCAGCACAGACAGCTTCGTTCCTGATCTGCCAGATGATGCATTTACATTGCTGGTAGAAGAGGCTAAGTCAAGAGCTTCATTTAGACTTAAGCAAGTAGCTGATCAGAAAGCTGAGCAAGAGGCAGGAAGACAGAATAGGTGGCTAGCTCGTAAAGCAAGACGAGTGGCTGGTGGTATTAAATATCCAGACTTTGGTCGGAAAGGAAGAAAGTAATGGAAGAGTATAAAGGTTATAACATTGTTCAAGCAGAAGGCAATGAGTGCCGATTTAAGCGTATTAAAACTATTGGTAAAGGATCAC